AAGTTCATCGTCAACGTGTTATTAGCAAAGATCAACTGAGCCTCTAAATTATTGCCTCCCTTATCTTTTGTCGCACCGTTATAGATAAAAGGTAAATAATGATAGCCCGGCCCACCTTCTTCACGTTGTATATGGTTCTCGCCCTGAGTGACGAAGTTACCGTCATCATCCATCATTGGATTCATATTTGATCGAAAGCTATTTTGATATCGACCTAAAGGTGTGCCCTGAGAATTAGCATCAATCGCTGTGAACTCTATGAATGTTGTTAATGGAGTAATGGTCATAATCCAATCCTCGCTCTGTGGCTACGAGAGTTTTTAAGGTTGTTGAAGACTTTTGCCTCACCTGCCCTAGCTCCACGCTTCGCTGCTGAATTAATAATTTCAGGAACAGCAGAACGAGGCACATAGTCATCACCATTGAAGTTAAGAGTAGGACCGGTATAACTAACCACAATCTCTGAACCTGAAACACCGCCCGATTCTGCGGCTGAACTACCCGGAATAACAGCTTTACCTCTTACTCCTGCTTGATACCTAGACATACTTTCACTCATCTTGTGTTCAGGTATTACGTATTCACCCGAAGCTTCTCCGATTAAGGCGTTGGTAGGACGGTCAACAAATCCTCCAGTAGCCATTCTAAAGTCTAAGCCGGGTACGGCAGATGGGCCGGGTCCGTAACCCATGTCTGGTGCATTAGCGTTAAACCCGCTTCCTCCTCCTCCGCCACCCAAATTTGGCGTAATAATGCTTGCTACAAACTTTATAAATCCGGCCTTAGCCTGTGCTGCAATAGTCTCAGCCACCATGTCTAAGTAAGCGTCAGCGATACGGTTGAACATATCGACAAAAGCATCACCAACTGATTTGGTTCCCTTAATCACGTCCTTGAATGAATCTTGGAAACTATCACCCGCTGCATCAACTAATGTCGTTAGCTGATACATAGGATCTTTTAGTGTCTTGAGACGCTCTTCCAAAGCATCTAGCCAATCTTTAAAGACTGTCGAAGCTTCATCGGCGGCTTTAGTTGCTTTTTCTATCTTCCTAATTAAGTCATCTATTTCTTGAATGTCTTTTCTATCCGAGAACTGTAATTTTATCTCCGCTAGCTCTCTCTGTAGCTCTGCCTCCTCTTCCCCTAATGTAATTCTGTCTTGTTGATACTTGAGATCTATTTCTAACCGCTTTTTGAGTTTCCTCCAATTTTTATCCTCTTCTTCCGCTTGCGCAGCTTTTTGTCGTCTTAAACGCTCATTTATTATCTTTGTTCCATCCAAAATTTCGATCTCTTCTTTTATTTTTTCAGGACTACCATGAATACTCTCCATTATTTTTCCATCAATTCCACCTTTATTAATCCTGTCAAGAACCTTCGTTAACCTATCAATTTCTTTTGCATTAGCCGATTTTGCCATCTCGGTTAAGCCATCAATAATACCTGTTGTGAAGTCCTGCCACTTCGCACCTGCGATACTTAAACCCGGACCCATAGCAGCCTGTAAATTCTCCATCGCCGTTGTTAATCTTTGACCCGCGTTTGCATAACTTTGTGCCATTCTTACGGCAATTTTTTCATTATTTTTAAGTAAATCTTCGCCTAATTTAAAGAAATGTTCGAGCGTAACTTCACCTTGTTCCATCATCTTATCTAATTCTTTCATCTCTATTTTCATAGACGCTGCAAGATCAGCCATAAATCCGGGGATCCGTTCTCCTATCTGGCCTCTCGCCTCTTCTGCTTGTAATTTTCCTTTCGACAGGATTTGAGAACTGGCTAGTAAAACACCCTTAAATTCTTCTAATCCTTTACCACTTGCGAGCGTTCTAGCTAACAATCCTTCCATCAAATTACCAGTTTCATCAACACTGAATCCTGCGGCATCTGCTGATGCTTGAAGTTGGGTAAATCCTTTTAATAATGTTCTCTGAGAAATTCCATATTTCTTAGATAATGTTGTTACTTTTTCAATCGCAGTATTATAACTTTCTTGATCAGGAACTACGCCAGATAAGGCCGTTCTCATACGCTCCATTTCAGAGGCAACGACTGTTGCACTCTTCGCAAATTCAAGAAAAGCCAAAGTTCCCATAATCGCGCCAGCACCTACCGCGCCCATTATTCCTCCAGCAACGGCTTGCCCTCCTGTCTTACCCGCTTGTCCGATTCCCGCACCAAGAGCAAACGGAGCTACACCCGGTATCAACGCCGAAGCTCCCGCCATACCTTTACCCATAGATCCCAAAGCCCCTTTCGCACCTAGACCTTTAAAACCTGTTTGTATCTGTTGTAAAAATCCCCCTTGCACAGGTTTAGCCGCTGTAACTTTGAAGGCTTGTAATTCTTTATCTGCCTTATCAATTAACTTGGCCGCTTCAATCAGATCGTTATTTAATCCTGTTACTACTGTCTTACCCGACTTACTTGTTCCTCCCTCTATAGCCTTAGTCGTATTAGTTATTTGTCGTCTAACAACAGATAGTTGGTCGGCAGTATTTCTAAAGCTCTGGTTTTCTCTATCGAAACCACGCCCTTTAAGTCTGTTTAAATCTCCGGCTAGTTTCTTTTCTTGTGCAGTTAGATCAACTAATTTCTCTTTATTCTGTCCAAGCTTCATCTGGACATCTTGTTGCTTAACGATGGCCTTACTTAGTGCTTCTTGTAACTTCAACTGTTTAGGGTCTGTTAATACCGCTTTCGTTACCTTCGCTGCTTCTTTCTGATCCTCAAAAATCTTTAGGTTCTTCTGACTTTGATTTAATTGTTTTTCTGCCGAATTAAGTGTCCCTTCTTGTACTTCTTTTAATCCTTTAGCTGTCTTTAGCTGATCCCCTAAAGCATCTTCTTGTTTATACAACTCTGTAACTAGCTTTTGCTGATCCTTTATTTGTTGACGAACTTTTGGGAATATCGGCCCACCCCTACTCTTTAAATCTTCTCTGACTTTTTTCGCACCTAAATACTCATCAAATTTTTGCTTTCTTGCCTTTTCAAGAGTGTCAATAGATTTCTCTGTTTCCTTTAGTACTGCATTTGCGTCATCAAATACTTTTTGATTTTGGTTAAGAGAATTCTGTAGTTCATCAAGTCTTGCATTTCTAGCTGCGCTCTCGATACCTAGACGTTCATTATCCTGTCTCCCTAATCCGCTACCTCTAAAACGTACTGATCTACCTCCTCTACTCCCACCCGAACCGCCAAGCCTACTACTAAAAGCAGTAGCAAGAATAGGCATAGCCGCGCCGGACATACCTCCCCCATCTCTACCACTCGCTGACGTTCGAGCATCGAGGTTGACTGTTCTATTTAATCCACGGATACGGGCTTCGAGTGCGCTGATCGCTGACATTGCAGCGCGGGTATCGACTTTTATTGCGTTACGACGACCAAGACCTTTAAGGGTTTTATTTAAACTGACCGCTGCTGTCTCAATCTTTTTGAAGCGACTTTCGAGAGTACGAAGTTCGCCTTTATTCTTTACATTGATCTGGATATCAGCTGCGTAAATTGCCAACGGTCTAACTCAACTTGGTTATTTCATTACTTTAGCGTCGTCTTGCCTTTTTCATAGCTTCATCTTGCTCTTGATTGATGATTGAAAAATATGCAGACCACGCTAAAAGCTCCTCTAAAGTGATGTTTTGATAAAGCTGTTGCAGGGTCATACCTAATTCCTTCGCGACTCCGAAGGAAAGCATCAAGAAATTATCCTTCCGAAGCTGCTTTTCTAGTTCTTTTCATGTCGGTTGGTGCCTCCTCTTCTTCTGAATCATTGATTACTGCAAGCATGAGTGCTTGGACATCCTGTTCACGACACATGTACTTCAACTCACTGATGTGACTGACGTTAAATAAACGCTCACCCTTATCATCAACTGCTTTATTGACCAGTAGTTGAAGAGCTAGTTCGTTGGTGTCGTCATTCTTTGCTTGGGCTTGGGCTTTTTGTCTCTCTGCCATCGTTAAGGGAGCGCAGTAAAACTCAACAACTTCTCCGTTCGTTAAAACAACAGTCTTTTTAGATGGCTTTAAATTTGCTGCTTTCTTGAGTTTCTCGATCAGATTCAACGCGGCCATAAATAATTACTTAGTTAAGTTAATTATAAGCATAAAAAAGCCTCCCGCAGACATAGGAGGCTTGCGAACATTCCCAAACTTAGTCTAGTTACCCAAAAGATGTGTTGGCTGACCTGAAAGACTGAAGTTTAACGAACCGACAATTACATCCTCTGGAGATACATTCAAACTGAATCCCATGATTGAGATTGGGGCTTCAATGTATAGGCTGTCTGTTGTGGATGGTGTCGCAGTTGTACCAACAGTGTTGATAAATAAACGAACAGAAGCTCCATCTTGATTCCTTCTCATGCTGTTGCCGAGAAGTCTGTTAGCAAGATTGGTTTGATCGTCAGTGAACTGAACTTCCATTGTTCCAGACCCAGAGGCAAAACCCGCTTGCATTGTTCTAAATGAAGCAAGTGAACCTGTGGTGTTAACTGTGCAAGGTAGAACAGTTGTGTCAATCTCCTCGCGAGATAAGTCGAGAGAGAATGATTTCACCTGACAGATCGCAGCAAATTCCGCGTAGTCAATCTTGATGTGATTGACAGCAGTATTGGATGAATCTGCACTACCTGTACCTCCATCACCCGCGAGAGTTATGGCAGTACCACCGGCTGATGCTGATACATCTATTGTTGTTGCTGCTTTAGCGACGACATAATAAGTTGTTCCTGCTGTGAGGTTGGCATCTATATGCCCTGTACCTTGAGCAGTGAACTTAACTGGGTCGTTAACACGAAAATCGTGATCCGAAGGAACTGTTATAGAAGTCCCGGCGGGAAAGTCTGTATAGTCTTTCAGGCAAAATTCGGTAGACGCTGGTTGAAACCAACAGCTTCCATCTGTACCTGTTAAGACTTGCGAAGAGCAAGAAACTGGCAAAAATCTAGCTCTCTAAAAGAGAGTTGAAACTACAGCGGGGGCGTTGCTGTACTCGGGGGCTAGTACTTATTTGGATTCTAACTTAAGTGAGTTGCTTTGAAAGGACAGCTAATGCTTGCCATGTAATGTGGCTGATCTTCTAACGCTGCGAAGTTAGGGCCGTCAATCATACCAACAGTTCCATAACTACCTGTCGATGGATGTGGTTTACAGGTATTTAGATTGTTTAACGCCGTCATTACCGCAGTAATCATCTCTTGCGCTCTAGCTGGCCCCTTATTCTTTTTAGCGAAACACTCAACAATTAAGACCCCACGTATATTCTCCATACTTGGTCCGAGTGTTGGTTCAGTCATACCACTGAAACTTAAACGGACTAAAGCATGTTCTTTTACTGCGTCAGTCTTTTTAACTGGCTGGTTATCTACAAAGCAGTTAACTGTAGGAGTTAAAGCCGCAAGAGCCGAAATGATTGGGGCTTCGTAGATTGCTCGGATGGATTGAAGAGTCATTAGTATTTTTTAAATACATTGGTCATTGCTTCGTCATATCTCTTTTGCATACGACCGCCCCGCACGTAACGGAGATACCAGTCTTTTCTAGCTGTTTTATTAGGTGCATCTCCCTGCTGTCTTCCTGTCGGTGTCGGTAATAAATCCATTGCATAGCCACGGTATCGCGTCATATTCCCAATGGTATAACCCTCTAACTTTTCGTTATTTGGAATCGCTGGTAATAAGGGCTTTACGTTCTTTGGTTTAGGTTTTGCTACAGGAGACCTCTTCGCTCCTTTCATATTGATGGGGTAAGTCGTAATAGTTCTTTGTCCCTTCTTTACTTCCCATGAAGCGGCAAAAATACCATCCCAATAAGGCCCATCTTCGATTAATCCTTCGACAATATTCTCAGCCGCGTCTTTAATACCGTCTTTCAACGCTTCTCTGAAATCGGGGATGAGTTGAGATATTGGCTTCGGCATTACTGTGGCCTCGCAAAACAAGTGTAGAAAATAGGCTTATCTCCTCTTGATGCATCAACTCTCACTATGTTGGCTGTGATGGTATCAGTGTCCTCTGTGTACTCGAATTGATCGGCTGTTGTTATATACGTTGTTCCTAGTTGGGCTGCATCAATCAAGATCTTTACATCCGTTGAT